GGGATCGGGTCGTGAGGTTCGTGCGTTCTGCAAACGATTCGCTTCACTCCACCGTTATGAACTTCGAGCGTTGTGCGTTCTTACCGACTGACGCTCTCGCTTCCCTGTATCCCTGCGGCTCCCGGGGGAGTCCTCGCTTGACCGTGGGGTTGCGTCTGCGCTCTGTGTCGAAACACTCCGCTCGCTTGTGTGGATTGCCAGTCCTATGTCGATGACCGTCGGGTCGGCGGCGGAGGCGATCAACCTCCTCATCCCTGTACCGGGGACCGTCGAGCGCGATGTGCGCTCTCATACACCGTGTGCGACGTGCGTCGCTCCCAGGTGCGAACCGGGATCGAGTCCGGGGGACTCTCATACTCGGAGGGTCCCGGGGGACCAAGCGAGCGAACCTCAAGTGTATCACCGGTGATAGTCAACTATCACCCGGGGGGACCCCTAGTCCCGTATGGGTTGTGGGGTCGCCTATAGGTAGGAGGGTCCGAGGTCCCCCCGGGAGGGTCCCGGGACCCGACCCCCTACCCGATGTCCCAGAGTCCCAGCGCGCCGCGAACGCGTACCGGTCGACGTGTGCGGCGCGGGTCCTCGAGGACCCAGTGCCAGTGACCCGGTCGCGCCCACTCGCTGCGGGAATCTCTGACGACATCGACAAGACGGACCGTGGCGATCACGAGACCGCGGACGTGACAGAGCTCGTCCGCAGGGTCCCACCATTCGGCGTCGACGTTCGGGTCCATACGTCCGGCGTGGATCGCGAACCGTTCACCGATCGCAATGGTCGGTTCCCAGGTTCGGTTCTCTACGTCTTTCGTTCCGCGCGCGATGAGTCCCGCCCACGGTTGACGTACGGTCAGTGCTTTCATACCCGCAGCTTACCGTACTTAGAGGACTAACGGACGCACCAGATAGCCGCCTATCAGTCGTCCTCGACAGGGAACTGCAAGCGCAGGACCCGCGCTCCCGACTGTCCCGCTTGACCCTTCAGCTGCGACCCCGCGTCGAGCCAGCGCGCGGACACGGCGGACACGTCGTCGATGTCACCGCCGATCACGACGACGAACCCTCCCCCGCCGCCCATCTCCAACGCGAGCGTCTCGTGACGCAACAGGTTCGACGCGCTCACCGTCAACCCGTCGTCGTCGCCGTACTGGACATCGCGCCAGCAGGTATCGAGCGCAGTCAGGTCGAACGTCAACCCGCGGGGTGCGACCGGTCGACGTTCCGCGAGCACGTCATGCGAATCTGGCATGTAGAACGGACCCGGGTCGTGTTCACGGCGCAGCGTCAAGTAGCACAGACCGTTGTCGTCGGGACGCACCGGGCCGTACACGCGGTGACGGTCGACGTACCGCACCATCCCCTTCGACATGCGCGACCGACCGATGATGCCGCCACCACCGACGATGACCTGGAACTGCGAGACATCGTGGAAGTGCGACGCGATCACCGACCCGTTCGGTTGCTTCAGCGCCTGCACCTGCGGACCCTTGGTGTCGGGGTCGAGGTCACCGGCGAGCATCGCACGGTCGAACCGTTCGATCGGCAGCTTGAACTCGGGGAAGTGCAGCCATTCCATCCGCCGTACGCTACCGACCTATGACGACTCACAACATTGCTGCACCGCTCGAGACGCTCGCCGCGCCCGTCACGAACCTCACCGAACTACCCGGCAACCCGAGACGTGGCGACATCGACGCCATCGCTCGTTCGCTGCGCGTGTTCGGTCAGCGCAAACCGGTGACCGCCCGGGTGACCGGCAGGGACGAGAACGACGACCCCGTCGGGTACGTCACCGCCGGGAACCACACACTGCACGCTGCCCGCGACCGGCTCGGGTGGTCGCATCTGGCAGTCGTGTGGATCGAGGAGGACGAGACGACCGCGAACGCGTGGGCACTCGCCGACAATCGGCTCTCCGAGATTGGCGACAACGACCCCGACGAGCTCGCTGCGCTCCTCGCGCAGATCGCCGAGGACGGCAGTCACGAGCTGTTCGCCGCGACCGCCTACACCGACGACGACCTCGCTGCACTCCTCGCGTCGTCGATGCCGCCACCGGGTGACGCACCGCTGACCGATTTCCCCGAGCAGTGGGGCGTCATCGTCGAGGTCGACAACGAATCCGAGCAGGTCGAGCTGCTCACCCAGCTGTCTGCCGACGGCTATCGCGTGAGGGCGATGATGTGAGGGCCGACGTGACCGTCTCCGTCGACATCGAGCACACGCCGCGCATCCTTCAGACCGGCGCGATGTTCGACGTGCCACCCGACACGCACATCTCCCGGTCGTGGACCGCGGACCTGCCGATCGAGGACCAGCCCTGGTCAGTCGGCCTGATCGTCGGTCCATCCGGTGCCGGGAAATCGTCAGTCGCTCGTCGCTGCTTCACCGTGCAGCCCACCCCCGAATGGCGTGACGACGCCAGCGTCCTCGACTGCTTCCCCGACGACATGTCGATCCGGGCAATCATCGACCTGCTGACGAGCGTCGGGTTCTCGTCACCGCGTGCGTGGATGCGGCCCTACTCGACGCTCAGTACCGGCGAGCAGTTCCGTGTCGACTGCGCTCGTCGTCTTGCCGAAGCGCCCCCCGGGGAGATTGTGACCATCGACGAGTTCACGTCCGTCGTCGACCGGCAGGTCGCGCAGGTCGCGTCATCGACGGTTGCGAAAACGGTCCGCCGGCAGGGACGCCAGCTCGTCGCCGTGACCTGTCATTACGACGTGGTCGAGTGGCTGCAACCCGACTGGATTTACCAACCGCACGCAGAGCACTTCACCTGGAGGTCGGTTCAATCCCGACCGCAGTTGGAGCTTGGCATCTATCCAATCCATCGCTCCGCGTGGCGAGTGTTTGCGCCGCATCACTATCTGAGCGCCAAGCTGCACCCGGGAGCGCAATGCTTCGGTGGGTTCATCAACGACGAGTGCGTCATGTTCATGTCGTTCCTGCACTTCATGCACCCGCAGGCGAAGAACCTGAAGATGGGTCACCGGCTCGTCGTGCTCCCCGACTGGCAGGGGCTCGGTCTGTCGGAACGCATGGGCGAGACGATGGGGCAGTACCTCTACGAGCAGGGGTACCGGTACCGGGTCGTGACCGCGCACCCGGCACTCATCCGGAGCCGCTCGAGGTCGCCACGGTGGAAGCTCGTCAGCGGCGGTCCGGGTCGGCGCCTGCACTCGGACTCGACGGTGGAGCGGTGGCGGAAGGCTGCGCTTGATCCTCGCCGGTACAACACGTACTCGTTCGAGTATGTGGCTCCGCAAACAGTGCCGCCAGCTCCTCCCGATCGCGGGGGTGTTGACCGTGCAGGTAGTGGAACTGCTCTCGATCGTTGACGTGCGGGAACGGGACATCGGGGACCGGTGCGTTCAAGAATCCGCACAGCGGTGCCCACCCGTCGGTCACGTCGTGCACCAGGAGCCGACGTGATGGGACTCCGTCGATCACGGCAGCGTTGTGGGCTTGATAGGCGGCTATCACGTCGGCGCGGGTGAGCGTGTCGAGTGGTCGTCCGAAGCTGCGCTGCTCGACGACCTCGACGACGAAGCGTCGGAGTGCGACGACCCACGGTGTGCGCGCTGGTCGGTGTGCACGGCGGACGACTTCACCGACGGTGTCGTCGAAGCTGTCCCACCACCGGTCGGGATCGCGCACACTGAGGACGACGTACGCGTCGGGGTACATGGCGGTCAGCTCACGCCAGTAGGTGCACGCAGGCCAGTCGACGGTGGCGCGGTACCCGTCGAGGACGTGCAGGTCACCGTGCCGCCAGCGTTCCATGTGGTCGTCCTGGTAGGCGGCGTACATGTGGTAGCAGGGGTCGTAGCCGAGCGTCTCGAGCGCGTGCTTGAGCGACAGTGTGCCTGTGCGACCGAATCCGGCACCGATGACCTGCATGTGTTTCCTTAGTTGGCTTACGACCGGTAGTGCTGCTACCCTGCCGGTATGACTACTGACAACAGCAAGACCAGGAATCGTACGAAGCCCGATACGACCGGCCTCGTCGGCATCAACGTGCTGATCCCCGAGGCGTTGCACAAGCGTGTGCGGGTCAAGTCCGTCAACAATGGTCTCACGATGACCGACGCTATCGAGCAGGCACTCAAGGCATGGCTGCGATGAGTAACGAACTGCGCGGTCTCCGTGACCGCGAGAGACAGCTCGTCCGTGGGCTACTCGCCGCGGGCTGGACGCTGCATCGGCAGGGGAACAAGCACTTCCGACTCCGGCATCCCGACGGTGTGCACGGCGTGACGTTCGGCGGTACGTCGTCGGACAATCGTTCGTGGTTGAACTTCCGTGCGGACATACGTCGCGTCGAGCGAGCCGTCGCTGCGGAGGCAGCGTCGTGAGGGGCTGGTGGGGGATGGCGTGCTGGAACGGTCTGAGCGCCGACCAGCAACGACGACTCGTCGAGTGGGGCAACCTACCCATCGGTTACACGCCGGATGGCGCCTGCGAGTCAGGCGCGGAGGTCGCGGTCGAGACGCAGCACGACACCGCGCACGGACCCCGGTTCTACTGTCGGGCGTGCGCGGTCGCGTACCTCGACGAGCGGTAGTCAGCCCTCGTCAGGATTGGCAGGGTTCGGATCGTCCGAGCTCTGCTGCTGTGCGAGCTGCGCCTCAGCTTCCGCGCGGGCCTGTTCTTCACTGAGGTCCGGGCCGACGACGATGTACCCGGTGGGGGTATCGCCGGGCTGCGCGTCGGTGTGCGGGCCGGTGAGGATGACGCGAGGAGTCTCGCCGCTTTCGGTGACCTGCGGGGTCACGTCAGCGGTCGGCTCGTCGGAGGGCTGCTCGCCCTCATGCTGCTCAGGATCGTTCTGCTGCTCAGTCATGCAGCGACGGTACTACTGCTGTGGCGGCTGCGGCTGCGACGAGCCCGACGACTGCGTCGGCGACGGCTGTGGCTGTGTCGTGAACTGGCCCCCCGTGGTGTCGGACGGCTGTGGCTTGTCCGACGACTGCGACTGCGACTGCGCCTGCATCTCCTGGGCCTGCTTCTCCTGCTCCTTGACCGCGTCGGCCTGCGCCTCGTTCTGCGCGTTGACCTGCTGCTCGCGGAGACGGGCCAGCTTCTCGTTGCGCTCGTCGTCGGTGAGGCTGCGGTCGCGCTCGAGCTCGTCGACCTGCTCCTGGTACTGCTGTGCGGTCATGTTCTCACCCATGATGGGCTCCTCTGTGTCGTGGACGCCGCTGACGGTACCCCTGATAGTCGTCTATCACACTGGCTGACCTGCACTGCGTTACCCTCTGCGAGCAATGGGTGACTACGTGACCGACTACGGCCTCGTCGTGACCGACCGCCGCCACAAGCGCGAGGACCCCCGGTCGTGGCCTCCGAACGACAACGGCCCCGGGGTCAACGTGCCGCCGCGGACGGTCGGTCCGACGAGCAGCGAAGGCTTCGGGAACACGCACGTCATGTACCCGTCGACCACGACGACCGCGACGCCGTACTCACCGGTCGTCGCACCGCAGGTGATGCCGTGGTCCGGATGGCCCGTCGAGTGGGACACCCCGAACTGGGGGAACGGCGCACGCGGACTGGGCGACATCATCAACCGCGTCTCGGTCGTGTTCGGCGCCATCGACCTCAACGCGTCGATCCTGTCGACGATGCCGCCGTACCGCGTGCGCGACAACAAGGTCATCGAGCCGGTGCCGTGGATGCTCAACCCGCAACCCGAGGTCTACACCGGGTGGACCGAAGCGATGAAGCAAGTCATCATCGCCTACTTCTCCGGCGAAGCGTTCCTGTGGGCAACGTCACGCAACCCGAACGGCACGGTCCGCACCTGGGTGATGCTCAACCCCGGATGGGTCGATGTCGACATGGTCGGCCAGACCCGTCGGTACGAGATGGGTGGCATCGACATCACCGACGACGTGCTGCACATCCGGTACTCGTCATGGCCCGGTGACGCCCACGGACACGGCCCGCTTGAGGCGTTGGCGCTCAACCTGTTCGGCGCGGCGGCGTTGGAGAAGTACCAGTCGACACTCTCGATGCGTGGCGGTATCCCGTGGGGTGTCCTCAGCGCGCCGGGGAACCTGTCGGAGACGCAAGCGACAGCGATGCGCGACCGGTTCGTGCAGTCACGCATGTCGGCCATCGGTTCCCCTGCGGTCATGTCGGGCGGCGTGACACTCACGCCGTTCTCGCTCAGTCCGAAAGACATGGCGCTCCTCGAGCTGCGGCAGTTCGACGAAGCACGATGCGCGGTCCTGCTGTCGGTCCCGCCGACACTGCTCGGCCTCCCGACCGGCGACGGGTCGTTGACGTACCGCAACGCGGAGGGCATCTATGACTTCCACTGGCGTGCGTACCTACGTCCGAAGGCGGCGACGATCATGGAGGCCGTGTCGAACTGGGCGCTGGTGCCCGGCGAACGCGCCGAGCTCAACCGCGACGAGTACGTGCGTCCTGCGTTCAACGAGCGTGTCACCGGGTGGACTGCGCTGCACGGCATCGTCGACCCGGTGACCGGCAAGCGTGCGATCACCGTCGAGGAGATTCGTGCTGCGGAACGTCTCGAAGGCGCGAGCGCAGAGATTCCGAAGTCGACACCACGGGCCGATCCGCTGACCGCACAGGTCGGTGCGCCGTCGATGGTGCAGGCCCAGCTGATGACGGTGAACGAGGCACGCGCGGACTACGGGTTGCCGCCGCGTCCTGATGGCGACCGGATGATGACACCGGCGGAGATTGCGGCACTCAAGGGCACGAACACGCCGCCGGGTGGTCCGTCGTGAGCCAGGACGACCTCGTTGCTGACGCGCTCGACTCGGTCGTCGAGTTCGACCCTGACACACCGACGCCTCAAGCCGAGGCGCTCGGCGAGTACGTGTTGAACTTGCCGCGAGGCGTGCACTTCGACCTCACGCAAGTCTCGACTCTGGAACTGTTGGACGAGCTGCGACGCCGCGTGCTCGGAGGGAGTGGACATGACTGACGGACCGTTCCTGCGCGCGTACCCGACGCAGATCGAGCAGACGGGACCACGCCAGCTGACTGGCCGGCTCGTCCCCTACGACCTCCCGACGCAGGTCCTCGACATGCTCCCCGACGGCGGGATGGACACGTACACCGAAGGGTTCCGTCGTGGTGCGTTCTCACCGCAGGCCGGGTCGAAAGCGAAAGGTGTCATCAACAAGATCGGGTTGGTGCACACGCACGGTCCGCACGGACTCGGATACCTCGGTCCGTTCGTCGGACTGCGTGAGGAGGACGACGGGCTGTACGGCGACGCGCGCATCCTGCCGTCACTCGAAGGCGATGTCGGCATGTTGCTCGAGAACGGCATCGACGAACTGTCGGTCGAGTTCCGGTTGCCGCGTGCCGACCACACGGTCGAGGTCGACGGCGTGAAGTGGCGGGTACGCGCACATCTCGATCAGGTGGCGCTCGAACCGAAGGGTGCGTACGCGACCGCGCAGGTGCTCGCGTACCGGTCCGAGATGGACGAGCAGCAACGCGAGCAAGCCGAACGTGACGCCGCCGAGAAGGTCGAGCGGGAAGCTGCCGAGGCTGCGGAAGCGGAGAAGCAGGCAGAGCGGGACCGCGTC